GGGGGAACGAAAAATCCGGACATCACCACCGGGCTCGCAAACCTCGCGTCGCACCCTTTCGACTTCATCGTCATGCCGTTTACCGATCCGGCTTCACTCGACGCGATGGAGGAGTTCCTAAACGACAACACCGGCCGCTGGTCATGGGCGCAGATGATCTATGGCGGGTGCTTTACCGCGATCCAGGCGAGCCTCGGCGGGCTGACGAACTTCGGTATTTCCCGCAACGATCAGCACATGTCGGTGATGGGTTACTATGACGCGCCGGACCCGCCGTGGGTGTGGGCGGCACAGATCGCCGGATACTGCGCGGCGAGCCTGCGCGTCGATCCAGGCCTGCCGCTGCAATACATGGCGACGACTTTGAAGCCGCCGCCGGTGCAGCAACGCTTCACCATCGCCGAGCGCAATACGCTGCTTTACGACGGGATCTCGACCTTCCGAGTCAATCAGGCCGGGCAGGTGATCATCGAGCGCATGTGCACGACCTATCAGCAGAACGCCGCGGGGGCGCCCGACAATTCATATCTCGACGTTGAAACAATGTACGGGCTGATGTTTGTTGCAAGAGACCTGACGAATTACCTTCTGACCCGCTATGCGCGCAAGAAGCTGGTCAGTGATACGACGATCATTCAGCCCGGCTCGAATTGCGTCAATACGACGATCATTGGCGCCTCGGTGGTCAGCGAGTATCGCGCCCTCGAAGCCGCCGGCTATGTGCAGAACAGTTCCACCTTCGCGGCAAATCTGATCGTCGAAGACGCCGGCAATGGCCTGGTCAAGATCCTGGCGCCTGTCGATCTCGTCAACCAACTGCGGCAGATCGCGATCCTGATGCAGTTCCGGAAATCGTAAGGAGATTTACCCATGCCGAATTGTATCCCGCTTGCCGGCATCACCACCCTTTCGATCGACGGGACCTCCTACATGGTGGTGTCCGATGTCACCTGGTCGCCTGCCCGCTGGAAACGCGAAACCCTCGTCGGTCTCGACAGCGTGCACGGGTTCAGCGAGGTTCCGATCCAGGGCCATATCGAGGCGACGCTCCGCGACAGCGGCGCGATCTCGGTCGGCGACTTCAACAACATGCGGTGCGTCGAAGTGCTCGTCACCCTCGCCAGCGGCAAGATCGTCGGCGGCTCGAACATGTGGAACACCTCGGCGCTCGAGGTCCGCGCGGCCGAGGGCACCTTTCAGGTGCGCTTCGACGGGATCGACGTGTCCGAGCAATACGGCGGCACCTTCCTCGCCGCGGCGGCCTGACCATGCAAGGGAACGGTAACTTGCAGCCGGGCGCTGCAAATCGGGGCCGCGTCGATGACGCCCTCCCGCGTTCGCTCGATATCGAGATCGATCCGCCGGTCGACTTCAGCGGCAAGACCTATTCGAGCCTGCACCTGGAGGAGCCGACGATGCAGATGGTCAATCGCGCCGAGCAAGAGATGCCGAACACGCGCGGTTATCAGACCGCCCTGATCAGCCACGCCGCCGGGGTGCCGCGCGCCGTAATCGACAAAATGCGGATTTCGCAGGCGAACGAGGCGTTCGCTTTTTTATCCGGGTTCTTGCGCGCTGGCCTTCAAACTATCGAGAACTGACCGCCGATCTGGCGCGGTTCTGGCGCTGGGGTCCGGTCGAGGCGTGGCAAATCACCGGAACCGAACTGTGGTGGTGGCTCGAACAGGCGAACCGGATCATCGCCCGCGAAAGCCCGCGCGACGACTGAGCGCAGGGCGGTGATGGGGATCTCGACTTTGCCCGCTGCTCTCTGACACCCGACACCCGAGACGCGCACCAGCGGGCCTTGGCGGGGATTTCTGATGGCCACCGGCTATAGCGTCACCTTTACCGTCATCGACGAGGCGACCGCCCCGATCGAGCGGATCAACCGCCGCATCCGGGAGATGCGCGAGCCGATCGAGCGGATGTCGCGCTCGGTCCAGAAATTCATCGACCCCGTGGGCCTCGAAAAGAAGGCCGACGAATTCCGGACGATCACCCGCACCGTCGGGGAAGCCTCCAGTGCACTGTCGCGGCTGGTGCCGCTGATGGGAACCCTGACCGGCGCCGCCTCGGTCGCCGGAATGGCGGAGTTGGCGAAAAGTGCCGCCGCTTTTGGCGACTCCCTGCTCCGCGTCTCGACCCGGACCCGCCTTACCACCAATCAGTTGCAGGATCTCCAATACGGGTACCAGCGCTTCGGCGGCAATACCGACGACATGACCGAAGCGGTCGGGGCGCTGTCCGACAAGCTGGGCGAAGCGCAGACCGGAAACCAACAAGCCGCCACCGGGTTCGCCGCGCTCGGCGTCAAGATCGTCGACTCGCAGGGACACCTTCGCACCACGAACGATGTCATAGACGAGACGATCGACAAGCTCGGGGCGCTCAAGGACCCGTTCGACCGGATCAGGATCGCCTCGATGCTCGGTTCGAAAAACCTGGCGCTGGTCAGCGAGCGGCTGCAACGCCTGCACAAGAACATGCAGGACCTGCGCGCCGAGGGGGCCATTGTTCCGCACCTGACGCCCCAGCAGATCGAGGATACCGACAAATACAATGTCGCGGTCGGCAAGGTGACCAGCAGCGTGTCAGCGCTCGGCACTCAATTGGGAGCGACGCTCGATAAGAACCTGACGCCCTTCATGGACAAATGGGACACATTCACCAGGGACAGCACGCCTTCGATCGTCGGCGCCTTCGACAAGATCACTGCCGCGATCCTGCACCAGATCGACGCTTCCATCACCGAGAACGAAAAGCTGGTCGAGGCGGCCAAAAAAGGCGACTGGTGGGAGTTCCTCTTCGGCGAGGCGGGCAAACCGCTCGCGGTGCCGGCCGCGCCGGCGACGACGGGACCCGCGATTCCGGGCCGCTTTTCGTCCGGGCGATTGCCACCGCCTGGGCCGGTGGTGCCCGGCCGCGGGGTTCCGACGCCGCCGGGTTTCCTGCCGCTGGAGATGCGGCCGACCCCGCCCGGACCCATAGCGCCGCCGGTTGCCGGCCCGCCGCACTTCGGCGCAGTGCCCGGCCGCGGGCCGCCGCCGGGGGTGGTGCCCGGCAGTGAAGAGGATCAGCCCGGTTACCGGTTCCCGCGCTACCAGGGCGGCGGCATCGTCACGATCGCCGCCCACACTGGCGAGATGGTCTTGCCCGAGCCGATCTCGACCGGGTTGCAGGCGATGATCCGCGCCGCAAGAGGGACCGCGGACGGCGGGCGCGGCTCGCGGGCAGCCGACTCCCTTGTCGACTGGCTGCAAGGCGTCGGCGCCCCGGTGCCGCGGGTGGAGATCGACAACGTCGAGGACTTCCTGCGCCAGGCCGGGGGCGGGGGCGGTGGCGGCGGGGGTGCCGCCGGCGGGGTGCCGCGCACAACTCGCGCGCCGGCCAATCCGTTCGCGCCGGTGCCGGACATCTCCGGGATGACCGAACACGAGCGCAATTTCCTCGCGCTCGCCGAGAAATACGAGAGCCGGGGCCGCAACGTCATGAACTATATCGGCGACGCGAGGCACACGGCGCAGGGCTATTGGCAACTGACCAATCAGAACTGGACCCGCCTCGCGCCGCAACTCGGCATCACCGCGCCCGACGCCATGCATGCGACGCGCCGCGAGCAGGCGATGGTCGCGCTCGCGCTCGATCGGGAGAGCGGCGAGCAGAACTGGCTCAAATACAATGCCAACCTGCGCGCCGCGGTGGCGCGAGGGGAGCAGATGCCGGCCGGGGTCCTCGCCCGTATCCCGCAGGCGGAGGGCGCGCCGGGGGAGCTCGCCACGGGCGCCGCGCCGGCTCGGGGCTCGGTCGATGTCACCGTGACGCATCGGAACCCGCCTCGAGGCGCCACGATCGCCGCCACCGGGACCGGGGACGTTTCGGTCGCCCCGCCGCGCGTCGAGTACTCGCAGCTCTCGGTCATCTGATGTCCGCGATCCCGCCGACCACGGTTCCCGCCGGAACCTCGGTTGTCGCCGGCGAGCCCGATGCCTCGTGGCTCGCCTCGTCTTGGTGGCAACAGCTTCAGCCAGGCTCGTGGCGCGGTTACGGGTTCGTCATGACCACCGCCGAGACGCGGGCCGGCCGCCGCGTCACCGAGCATGACTATCCCTACCGCGACACGATCTGGGCCGAGGACCTGGGGAAGCTGCCGCGCCGCTTCGCCTTTCAGGCGTTCCTGATCGGCGACGATGTCTACCAGCAGCGGGATGCGATGATCGCGGCCTGCGAGCAGCCCGGCGAGGGGACGCTGGTGCACCCGACGCTTGGCCCCGTGCAATGCGTGCTGCTCGATTTCGCGGTGACGGACCGCAGCGAGCGGGGACGGGTGGTCGAGCTCTCGTTTGCCTTCGTCGTCTCGTCGACCATCCTCTTTCCGCAAACCGCGATCGCCACCGGCGACAACACCAACGCGCAGGCCTCCGCGCTCGATCAGGCGGCGCAATCCGATCTGGCCGCCGGCATGACCAGCGTCGGGACGATCCCCCGCTATGCCTTTTCGAACCTCGGCGGCTTCACCGGCCAGGCTCAGACTGCCGTCGACGATCCTGCCCGGGCACTCGCCGCGGTGACCGGGCTGCAAGGCTTCTATGGCCGTTATTCCGCCGGCAACCGCGTTGCGCTGCAGGCGCCGAGTGCCACCGTCGAGTCCGCGCTTAACGCCTCGATCGTCTCACGTGAAGCGGTTCTCGCGGCGATCGCCGGGGTGCGGGCCGCGGCCGACGCCCTGACATGATCACCCTCGCCGGGTACACGCTCGGCGATCGCCTGGCGCGCGCCAACGCCTTCGCCGCGGCCTCGCAACAACTGGCCGCCGCGGTCCTCGCTTCGGCCGCCGATCCCGCGGACGCCATCCGCCTGTTGCTGCCGCTCGCCGGATGGGTCCCGCCGAACCTGCCGGGGACCGGGGCGCTGCAATCGGTCTCGCAGGATGTGCAGGACCTCGCCGCCGGCAATCTGCGCTGCGCCGCCTGTTCCGCGCTCGCGCGCGCCACCGTGCTTTATCAGCCCTTGAGCTATCAGGACGCCTTCTCACTGCGGCAGATGGTGTGCGCGGCGATCGACGCCGAGGCGCAGCGCCAGGCCGACGCCGGGCGCGACGCGAGCTATCAGGCGTTGCGGAACCTCTACGCCGCGGTGGCGCTCGATCTCGCCGTCCGCGGTGCACAACTGCCGCTGCTGGTCGAGGTCACGACGCCGGTTTCGATGCCGTCGCTCGCCGAGGCCTGGACCCTCTACCAGGACACGACGAGGGAGCCGCAGCTCGTCGCCTCGGCCGATCCGCCGCACCCGCTTTTCATGCCGCTCAGTTTCGACGCCCTTGCCTTTTGACCCTGCGGCGCCGCCGGGGGCGTCCGACACCCTGTCGCTGATCGTCAACGGCCAGACCTGGACCGGCTGGCAGCGGGTGTCGATCACCCGCGCCATGGAGCGGATGCCGGCGAACTTCATGATCCAGGTCACCGAGAAATATCCGAGCTCGGCGGACATCGTCTTTAATCCCGGTGATCGATGCCAGGTGATGATCGGCTCCGACCTGGTCATCACCGGATATATCGACCGCTATCAGGCGATCGTCGTCGCGAACAATCACACGGTCTCAATTTTCGGCCGCAGTCTCTCCGAGGACCTGGTCGACTGCGCCGCCTTCGTTGCGCAAGACCCGAGCTTTCAATCCGGCGTGAGCAGCGAGAGCTTCCAGATCATGCCCGCGACGGCGCTGGCGATCGCCCAGCAACTCGCGCAGCCCTACAACGTCAACATCTGGTCGAGCGCCGGCCCCGGCGTGCAAATCCCGCGCCCCTTCCGGATCGCTCCCGGCGAGACGGTGTGGGAGATCATCGACCGGCTGCTGCGCCTCTCGCAACTGGTCGCCTTCGACATGCCGGATGGGTCCGTCCAATTCGCGCAGGCTGGTTCCGCCTCGATGGCCTCGGGCTTCCAGCAGGGCGTCAACATCGAGCAGGCGACGGTCAATTACTCGATGGACCAGCGCTTTCAGCTTTATGAGGCGTTCGTGATCGGAACCGACGCCTTTTACCTGGGGACCGTGCAAGCCACCGGTGCTGCCTCCGGAGGCTCCGCGAGCGATAACGGCGTGCCGCGCTTTCGCAAGCGGATCATCATCTCGGAGCAGAGCTTTCAAGGCCAATCCATCGCCCAAGCCAGGGCGCAATGGGAAGCCAATCGCCGCGCGGCGCGCTCGCAATCCGTCCTGATCCGCTGCGATGCCTGGCGCGATCAGGCGGGGACGCTGTGGGATCTCAATCACCTGGCGCCGGTG